GGACATAATGATTCCAAGCTAAATCAAAATTTACCATCATTGGTTTTAAAGACTCCCACCAAATATCTATATTATTAGGAGTTGCAAAAAATTGTTGATCTTGTTTTTGTAATATAGATGCTCTTTCAAAACCAATTCTATTTATTGTATTATTAAATTTATTTTGATTTTCATATAATTTAATGGCTTTATTGCATTCTTGTTTTGTTATATAGTTATCATACACACCAATAAAGTTGGTGATATTTACAGTTTTTTCCATTATAATCTCTCTTTCATATTTTAAATAAGTATTATATAACTCACTATATGCTACAAAAACTAAATTTCAAGTCAGGATTTAATAAACAAGATACCGAGTCTGGAGCAGAGTCTCAATGGGTAGATGGTGATTTTGTAAGATTTAGATATGGACTTCCTGAAAAAATAGGTGGATGGTTACAACTTACGGCAGCTAATAAAACTTTACCTGGAGCAGGCAGGGCACAAGTTGCATTCTCTAGTTTTGCAGGTGAAAAATACGCAGCTATCGGAACTTCACAAGGTTTGTTTTTATATTATGGTAATGATTTTTACGATATCAGTCCGTTAGATACAGCTATTACAGGAGGCACATTAACGACTGTTAATGGATCTAATGTTGTAACTATTAACAAAGGATCTCATGGATTAGCCGTGGGTAGATATGTAACTCTTTCAGGAGTCACTGTTACAGGAGCGTCTGACTTTACAACAGCGGAACTAGAACAGGCTTATGAAATATTAACTGTTCCTGATATAGATAAGTTTACGGTTCAAGCTTCTCGAAACGAAGGTGGAACTGGTATGACCGCAGCAGGAGCTGTAACTGTTAATCCATATGTTGAAGTTGGTCCTACTACTCAAACAACTGGTTATGGGTGGAGTACATCTACTTGGAACACATCTACATGGGGAACAGCTAGAGCTACCAGTGACGTAATTCTAGATCCAGGAAACTGGAGTTTAGATAATTTTGGTCAAGTATTAGTTGCAACTATTTTTAATGGTGAAACTTTTACATGGAATGCAGGGGCATCAAATGCTAGAACTATTAGAGCTTCTAAAACTACAAGTAATTTTCAAACTACAAACAATCCTGGTAAGAGTAGATTTACATTAGTATCTGATAGAGATAGACATTTATTTCATTTTGGAACCGAAACAACAATAGGTGATCCAACAACACAAGATCCGATGTTTGTAAGATTTTCTAATCAAGAAGATTTAAATACTTATAATCCTACAGCTACCAATACAGCAGGTACATTTAGATTAGATACAGGTAATGAAATTAGAGCAGCTCTTCAAGGTAAAGATTATGTTTTTGTAATAACAGATTTAGCAGCTTATGTAATTCAATTTGTAGGACCGCCATTTACATTTAGTGTCAGACAAGTTGGTACCAATTGTGGATGTATGAGTCAGCACGCAGCCACTTTCGTAAACGGAGCAGTGTTCTGGATGGGATCTCAAGGTGGATTTTTTGTCTACGATGGAACAGTAAAATCATTACCATCTTTAGTGGAAGATTTTGTATTTACAACAGACGGTGATAATCTTGGATTAAATTTTGATTCTAGTGATGTTGTATTTGCAGGTGCTAATAATTTGTACACAGAAGTAAATTGGTTTTATCCAAAAGCAGGATCAGAACAAATAGATAGGTGTGTAACTTATAATTATGCTGAGGATTGTTGGACTACATCATCTTTAGATAGAACAACTTATCAAGATCAAAGTGTGTTTGATCATCCATACGCAACAGATTATGAAAGCACAACTACCCCTGTTTTCCCTGATATATTAGGAATTACAAATTTATTTGGAGCTAGTATATATTATGAACATGAAAAAGGCACAGACCAAGTAACTAGCACAGCAACTACCGCAATACCAGCGTTTATAAGATCAGGTGATTATGATATTACTTCGAGAAGAAGTGCATTAGGTCAACAAACAGGTTTAGCCGATTTTAGAGGAGATGGTGAATTTTTTATGTCCGTTAAAAGATTTATACCTGATTTTAAATATCAAGAAGGATCAGCTAAAATAACTTTATTTGTAAGTGCGTTCCCTGATGATGTAGCAGTTAGCTCACCTCTTGGGCCATTTACAATTACAACAACCACTGATAAAGTTGACACAAGAGCTAGAGGTAGGTTAGTATCCATTAAAATAGAAAATGAATCCGTTGGTGAAACTTGGAGATACGGTACATTAAGATTAGACGCACAACCGGATGGTAGAAGATAATGTCAGTAGATAAAAAAATAGATTATGTAGAACAGGATGGTTCTTTAAATTTTATAAAAAACTCTGAATCTGTAACTGTTCCCAAAGAATTTAAAGCTAGAAAAAATGCACCTAAAGTTAAGCTTGCATATATTACAGATGCTGAAGCTAAAATGTTAAAGAAAAAGAAACCAGGTACACCGCACAAAGGACCAAAAGGTATACCTAGTTATGATTCGTTTGGATCAATAGATTCTAGTGGTAGAGATACAGGACGTGCAGGGGAGGATGTAAGCTCTGCAGAGAGAGGTGATTTTAGAGGATTTGAAGGATCAAGAAATTTACCTCCAGGAGTGCAACCAAAAGCTTCAGACAAAGCACAAGCTTTAAGATCTGCTTTTATTGCAGCAGGTGGTGGACAAAGAGTTAACCCTGGTTTTTTTGATAGTAGAAATAGAGTATCACCATTTGAATTAGCAAGAGCTAGAGAATTTAATCCGGCTGCTTTTACTCAATCTAGAGGTGGTATTATGAATTTAATTACAGGTGGTGGATTGTTAGGAAATTTAATTAGAGGTGTGGGACAAAGACTTGGTTTTGGTAAAAGATTTAATCAACCAACTTATGATATGTCAGGGCTTTCTGGTTTACCTTTAGGTGGATCTGCTATTTTTGAAAATCTAGATATAAGAGATAAATTTAATAGAAAAGGCAATCTAATAGTAGATGCAACAGGTAATGTAGTATTAGAAGAAGACGATGAAGATAAAGATGAAGATGAAAATAAAAATAAAGAAGAAGCTGAAAGACTAAAAGAAGAACAAGAATTATTAGATCTAATAACGGGATCCTAATGGCTAAAATAACAAACTATATACCTGAACCGAAACCAGAATACGATGTCGAAAATCAAAGGCAGATATTAGAATCTTTGACTACACTACAGAATCAATTAAATTTTTCTTTTCAACAGGATTTAAAAAACGAACAAGATACCTTTAATTATTTTTTATCATGAGTATACAATATAAAAATGCAATAAAAGCTTTAGCTGACACTAATCTTAATACTGTTTTAACAATAGCAACCACTGCAATAGCCATAGTTAAAAGTGTGTATTTTACAAATTCAAGTACAGGAACTATTATATGTAATGCTTCATTAAGAGACAGTTCTGCATCGACTGATATAGAGTTTTTTAGAAAAAGTATAGGCGCATCATCACAAGAAAATGCATCACCTCAAGGCTTGAATTTAGAAGCAGGAGATGCTATAAAAGCTCAAGCAGCTACAGCAAATAAAGTAACAGTTGTTGTTAGTTATGCTTTAATAAATAGAGAGAATGAAAACGGATAATTTACCAAAGATAGAATGTACAACTATAACAACATATAGAAATACAAAGACTGGAGAAGTATATAAAGAAAAGAAAGAGGGCCCTGATATTGTTGAAGATGTTACAGTGCAGGTTACTAACAAAGGTCTAGAGATGTTTCAGAAAGTAATAAATGAAAATCAAAAATCAAAACCCTAAAGGTGGAACAGAACTACAATTCGAATACTTAGAAAAGTATGTCGATAAAAAATTATTAGATCAAGTACAGATATGCACTTCGGTTCCAGAAAAAATACCATTACATCCAACTAAACCAAATATACTTTGGCAAAAAAATTCTTACGATCAACCTAATTTAGCACCTTGGTTTAGCAACCCTGCTAATCATAGTAAATATGATTGGTATGTTTTTAATTCTCATTGGACTTATGAAAAATTTAGAGATCATTTTAATATACCTACAAATAGATGTGTAGTTATTAAAAACGGCATTGATAAAATAGAACAAGCTAAACCATATCAAAAAGGTCAACCTATAAAAATAATACATCAAAATACACCTTGGCGTGGGTTATCTGTATTACTAGGTGCAATGCAATTAGTAAAAAATCCTTTAGTTACTTTAGATGTCTACTCTTCAACAGAAGTTTATGGTATCTTT